AGATATTTATGGTTCTATGTCTTCTCCATTGAACCTAATTTTGAACTCTGCCTCGTTCAGAACCTTGCCATCGAACAGCAAGACTTCAACTCCTGCACTCTCAAGAATATTGATTCCGATGTTGCATTTGCTCTTCCATCTCTCGGGAGTCTTATCCCATATGGTCTTGTGACCGACCACTCGGCGTATGCCTGAAAGAATCACAGCCCTTGAGCAGTCTGGACAGATTATAAAGGGGCTATAGAGATGTGTATTGAGAGTGGAAAGACCCTTACTTACACACTTGTAGATCACGGATCTTGCAGCATGTTCGATGTAGTCGTACTTTGGATCTGATTCGGTCTCGCGAATAGAAGGATACCTGTTCACATCAGCAGCAATGATTCCTGATGAAGGGAATATAATCAATGCTCCGTTCTGTGTGTTGGTATCCTGACTCTTTGCCTGAGCATGAATGTATGCCTGACGAAGATACACGCGATGGATTCCGTCTGTGACTATCTTCATCATGCACCACTCATGAACTTCTTCCATTCGATTGCAGACTTGATATCCCAACCACGACGACCTAGACCTTGCAATACGGACTCAAGGTACTTCACCTTTTCTTTGAGGTAGTAGATACGAGCCTCATTACGAAGTAGATCCTTGTCGGAATCAAGATACACATCAATGTCCGTGCGAAGAATCTTCAGCCCAAAGGGTTGCCATCCTTTTGCTGTAAGAGTCTCTTGATCTATCTTACCCAAGTAGTATTCCCACTTGAGTCTACGAAGTTCCTTCTGCTCTATGATGTTTTTGTGCAGCAGCAACGACTCATCATGGAGGATGTTGAGGTACTTGCCGTGAAGTTGTGGAGTCTTCAGCGACTCAAGGTCGAGGTTGAGATCATCGATCTGCATGTCCTTCTCGACCATCTTCTTGATTATTTCGATGTCCATGATGAAGAGTATACTAGAGATTCAGATCAAGTCAAGTAACTTCGCCGATGTCGAATGATTCATATACGAAGGTTGCATTGACTGTGATTGGATCTGCATCAGTATATGCAGAGTTTAATTCAAATCCATCAAGGCTGATCGGATACATGCTTTTGATGCTAATCTGTCGATGTGGATTCTTTGCATGGTTGAGCAGATGTATCGTCCCATCGGAATAATAGTTTTTATCATTCTGTATGATTTCGCTGAAATCCTCGAATGGAACCAGCCCACGCATCCATTTGTATATCTCGTTCCAATTAGAGAATTCCTCATCCACGATGAAAGTCACTTTGATAGTGTCTTGATCGATTGATGATCCTGGAACATGGTGTAGAACAAACTTATTGGCTACTTCAATACTTCCTATGGACACAGAAGGCATGTTTACTGAGGTACACCAGAAGGTCACATTGGGTATTCGTAGCAATGTGAACTTGAAGTTGGTGTTCAGCAGAGTATTGGTGGTATCGGGTTCCCTACTGAGAACATTATAGTTGCGACCTTGTGGATTTATAACCAATGGATCTGATACGGGTATTGTGTATTCGCTCATATCATTATGTATTCCCAAAAAGAAAGTCGGGGGGATTTCTCCCCCCGACCTTTGCTTAGTTACTGCACTTCAACTATTACACGGTTGCATAAGCGTTGGTGCCGTGGAGGTTGTCCACGCGGAAGATGCGGTAGTACATGTTCGCACGATAGTTGCTGGCAACCGAGACATTCGTCGTGTTGACGAAGGGGTTGACTGCCATTCCGTATCGAGTCTTGAATCCAATCTTCGGTTGGAAGGTCTTCGGATCGATTGCACGAACCATCTGTAGTGGGATGTAGGGGCAATAGAAGAGACCTGCGTCATATGGCGAGGTTCCCTTGTATCCAACGCACACGAAGTCGCGAGCATTGGTGTTGATACCAACTGAGGAGTACGGATCAACATAGACCTTCATCTTGCCATTGAGAACACCAACAAAGGTGTTGCCAGTGTCATCAACATCAAGGTTGACATTGAGTGCTGGACTGATATTAAGGAATCCACCCATTGCAAGTGCCGATGCAACATCTGCCGAGCAGATGATGAAGTTACCCTTACCACGGCGAGTATCCTTGGCAATCGTGTTGGCTTCACGCTCAATCTGGAACATGAGACCACGGAACTTCTCAGCAGACCAACGACCATCGGAGTCGGAGATTAGATCGTAAACGCCACCTGGATTACTGAGTGATTGCGGTGAAGCAGCCGATGCTCCAACTCCAGTCACGAAACTGTAAGAATTTCCCTTGTACTTGAGATCTGAATGCTGTGCGCCGAGTTTAGCGGTTGCATAGATCGAACGAACGACTTCGCGGTTGATTTCAGCAAGGATTTCCGTGCTGAGAATGTTGGCGAGTTCGGTCTCAGCATCCAAGCCGTGAATAGCCTTGAGATCTTGAGCAAGTTCGATGGTGTACTCTGCCTTGAGGGCGCGAGTCTTTGCAGTAACGGCTGCACGATCAATCGTGAATGCCATCGTACCAAAATCACTGCTTGTGGCTTCACCGAGTGCTTCAGCAACAACGCGGTCCATACCACCTGCGGGTTCCCAACCTTGTGTTGCGCTGATTGTGGTTGTGCTAATGAGACCCCAAAGAGGATCGCCAACATAACCTGATTCGGAGGTATTTCCCGCACCAATTGTTGCACCAGTAGTGCCTGAAAACTTGGTGTATGCTTCGCGGAAGAAGGCTTCGGTGTTTTCTGCACGACCATTGTAAACCGTCTTCATTGCGAAGATCAATCCTGTTGGCGAGGTCATTGGTTGAACCGATGCAACATCATATGCCATTAAGTTTGGCATTGCTCGGCGAACGAGTGCGATGAGGATTGGATCGTAACCTGCAAGACCACCAGCGGCAGATCCATAACTCAGGTTGCTGTTAGCACCGATTGAGTTGCCGATGCTGGAATCTTCGCGAAGTGCTTGTTCTTCATTCTCAAGAAGAATGGAGGTGACTGCGCGACGATAGTTGTCCTTAACTGGCGAGAGGCTGTCGTGTTCTAGCACGGGTTGCCACTTGCGCTCAAGTTGTTCTACTAGTGAAAAAGTTCCCATTTCTGTGTCTCCTTAAATAAACAGGGATTACCTGTTTGTTAGACCTTTGCGTGAAAGCGCAGAAGCATAGTTCTGCATGATTGGATTGAATGATGTTTCCTGCTCTTGTAGATTCTCTTCGGTATCACCGCTGTCGAGGATGATTTCCTCAACGAGATTCATTGAAGCAGATGCTGGCTTGCGGATACGACGAGCGTTTCCGAAATATGATTCCTTGAGGACAGACAACTTCTCTTCGAAGAGTTCCTCTGAGTCAAACTCAATGCCCTCTGCAAGGGTACGGAGTTTTTCAACCTGAGTATCGGCTAGACCATCGCAGTGAGACTCAAAGATGTCGTCACAACGAAGGGCAACGATTTCCTTGCGGAGTTCGATGTTCTCGTTGACTTGATCATTGATCTCGTTGCGAAGTTCATCGTTCTCTTCTTCGATTTCGGAGACGAGATCGACCTTCTCTTCAGGAACTTGAATGTAGTTTTGCTCGAAGATGTTACGCATTCCATTGAGGAAGTTCTCTGCAATCTCGGTCTTGATGCCACTCTCGACTACCAGACGGTTTTCCTTGAGCCATTCTTCGGCAATGTACGAGATGTAATCATTGACGCGAGACGATAGTTCATCGAGAATCTTTACGGTATTCTCTTCGATGGTCTGCTCGTAAGCCTCTTCAAGACGCTCGACGATTGCATCGTAACGCTCGCTGATGGCTGCTTCAAAGACTGCACTTGCCTTGGTCTTGAAGTTTTCGGAGAGGTCTTCTCCTTCGAACATTGCAGACATATGCTCCTTCATGGTGAAGTCGCTCTTGTCTGGAATCTTTGCCTTGCCCATGAAAGGAGTCTTACCAGCGATGGTTGCGCGGTTCTTGCCTTCAAGACCCTGCACGATAGGAGCCAACTTTGGACCCTTACCAGAAGAGTCTCTATCGGTATCGCTGTTTGCAACGACCTCGTACTCCTCGCTGACATCGTCCTCATCGTCAGACTCTTCGTCTTCATCGATGAATTCGTCGTCTTCGTCAACGAAATCCTCGTCGGACTCGTCTTCGTCGGTGTCTAGTTCGTCTTCCTCGTCAGACTCGTCCTCATCAATTTCTTCTTCATTGATGGCGGCATCATCTTCAAGGATTTCTTCTTCTTCAAAAAACTCTTCGGGCTGTGGCATTAGAATCTCCTTTATCTTCCCATATGTATAAAAGTTACAGTTTGGATATGAAGTCCCTAAAGACCTCTAGTTTTGCTTCTTCTAGTTCTCTTGAACTAGACTTTTTGATTGTATTCTTGTAGGAAGCAATGTGTCTCTCTGCAAGGACTCCGTTAGTCCAGACCCATTCCTTGCCTTCCATGATGCCGTTTACAAAAGCATTTGGGGCAGATGGATCGGCAACGATATCGACGGTAGCGAGGCTGAAATCATTCTGCACTTCGTTCACGCCATTGACTTGCTTGAGGGAACCCATTCCGCGTGAAGAAACGCCAAGACGAACACCTTCGTCAATGAGGTTCTTTACGATGTTTCCATATGGAGTATCAAGAATCTTTGCCTTGCCATAGACTGTGTTTCCGTCCATCTTCATCTCCTTGATGAGATGGGAAATACGATCTAGGTTGAGGCTTGGACCTTGGGGGTGACCCATCTCTCCAAGAGAACGACTGGTCTTGATATAGTCGTTGTTGTACTTCTCGACTTCGCGCTCCATGATGGCAGAGGGATAGATGCGACCGTTCTTGTTGACTTGCTCCGACTGCATGAAGATGCCACGGATGTAGTAGTTCTTCTTACCACCACCAGCATCCTCTGTGAGGGTTTGGATGTTATCTTCAGTATGTTCGGTGAACAGCAGCATCTATGGCTCCTTTAGCGGTACTTACCCTTGCTCTTGGTCTTGGAAGCAGCATTTGGTGAAAGTTTTCTTGACTTAACTGCGGCATTGATGTGGGAGCCGTGGACTTCATCCTTGGGGGATTCGATCTTGCCGTCCTGATCAAAATCCTTGGCAGACATGTTGCCTTTGTGAAGACCCTTTCCTCCGGCAACAGTAGCGGCAGATCCCTTCTTGGGAGCATTGGGAAAAGATGGCTTTCCACCGCCGTAGCGATTGGCGGACATCTCGCTTTCTCCAAGTCCTTTTTCTTTGCTCTTTAGTTTATACAACTTGCGAGCATAAGAACGATTCATAAAATCCTTAGTATCTCCAGTTACTGGTTTACCAGTTCTCTGAGCCTTTCGAAGGATTCTGATTCTCTTTGCAGTTACTGCTTCGTCAACAGCATCTTCTGTTGGGAACAGCGTAGAGGCAACTTCCATCTTGGCAACTTCAAGTTCATCTGAAACTGCTGTAAATACTAGATTGTTTGTGATTTCTTTGGCAGCGACGAAGTCTTCGTCAATGATTGCCCTAATAAGATCGTGTGGTGTACTCATGGTATTCTCCGTGGATAATGATATTTATTGTTTTTGCTTCGCCGACTTCTGTTTTTCTTGTGGTGGCTGTGGCAGTTGAGCCTGTAGTTGTGCCTGATCCTGCTGCTGTTGCAACTGCTGCTGATTCTGAATATCACCCGTCATCTGCTGAGTTGTTGCCTGAGTAGTGATCTGAGTTGGCACGATATTGTTCGGATCTTCTGCCTTTTCGGAATCAATCTCAACATTGATGTCTGCGATCTCATCATCCGACAAACGAAGTATTTTCTTCTGAATGTAGTTCTTAGAGAAGTACTTGCCCAAGTAAGGATCTGCCGCAGTGACCAGAGTCATTCTGGTGGTGAGCATCTCGTTTTCCTTGGCTTCCGTGAAATAGGAATCCTTGCGGAAATCGAAGCGAATGTATGGGTAGATTGTCTCCCAATCGTCCTTGGTGATGACTCCCTTGAGAATCAACTGAGTCTTGAGGAGTTCTGCGAATAAATCCGCAAACTTCTTGCGTAGACGCTCAATGAACCTGAAGAACTTCAGTTCGTCGCGGCTGATCTCGGCTTGACGACCCATGTTGAAACCATTCTGATCGGTCTCAAGACGGGAGATTGGAACATTGAGAGACTTGTACAGTTTCTTTTGGAAGTAGAGGACATCGTCCATCTGCCCAAGGTTCTGACCACCTGGTAGAGTAGTAACTTCAGTTCCCTTGCCACCTTCTCGGCGAGGCATCCAGAAATCCTCAAGCATGGTCATGTGCTTGCGCTCATCACGCATTTCGCCTGTTGATGCATCATACACCAACTTGTTGCGATAGCGATTCATGATCTCCTTGAGGTACTGCTCTGCCTTTGCCTTAGGGAGATTTCCGACATCGACATAGAACACTCTACGCTCGGGTGCGCGAGCCATGCGGTAGATGACGAGTGCATCCTCGACCATCTTCAACTGATTCATTGGCTTGAGTGCCTTATGAATGTAGGAGAGTACTCGCCTCTTTCCTCCATCAAACAGACC